CAGCAAATGAAAGATGTTTAAATAATTATATTTTTTTAAATGTAACTATTTAATGGAGACGGTTAACAAGGATATTCTTAAATATTTTTCTAATCCATCATATCAGGCAAATAAGGATTCCGAAATCCTGGAAATAAATCCAGATGACAAAAAGTTTTATAGAAAACGTGTATTAGCAATGGGCAAGGAGATTTACTCAGACAAACATTATAACGATATTCTTAACAAGGCGTTTGACAATTTTATTTCTTTAGCAATTAACCATTGTCAAATGATTGATAAACGAGATATGTTACAGGAAGATTATCCAGCGGTCATTGCCAAAGAGACAAACCACACAGACGTTAATAATTTTGACATGGATTCTATGAACAACAATGTGATGCGACATAATAAACCGAAGGATAAGACTTTAGACGGCTTCGTAACGGTAACTAGCACAACAACCGAGAATAAATTCATACCAATACAGCGTAAAGTTAATTTAAAGCAGGATAAGTTTAAAACTAAGGGTATTAAACCAAAGGCTGTTAAACCAAAGGCTGTTAAACCAAAGGCTGTTAAACCAAAGGCTGTTATGTCAAAGACGATTAATTCAAATGAAAATTAAAAAGAATAAAAATGTATGATTAATTTATTATGGCCACACAAAGACGGAATCACCGAAGATATAAACACGAATTAAAGAAACTCGCCAAACATAAGGATAAAGCTCATCATATTAAAAAGACAAAGAAACTCAAAAAAGTAACGTGCAGTCCATCAAGTAAAAATAATTACACATGCTACAACGACGAATCGTTACATAAATTAAAAGGACTTTGGAACCAGAGACACCCAGATGATATAATTGTAACCGATAATGAACGCGATATATGGAGTGGTTTAAAAGACAAAATGAGTGACGTATGTAACAATGAACAATGTTGGTTAAAACAAAAATTTACAGAGCACAAGTTAACCCCCGATTTGACTACATACACATTTGCCCCAAAAGCTCCGAAAAAATGGATTAATAACCCTCGCGAATGGCTCAATAGCACCGATATTAATAATGTAATGAAACAATACGAAAATGAATATGATGATTTTGAGTTTATTGGACCATCCCCAATTGATTTCGATAGTAAAGATGATGAGTCTTGTGTGTGGCCTGATATTTGTAATTTCAAATTAAGTGACAAGATTCGCGACAATAAGAAGAAAATTGGGTTTATATTTAATCTTGACCCGCATTATAAGGGTGGTTCGCATTGGTTTACCATTTTTTTGGACATTAAAAATAAATATTTATTATTTTTCAATAGCACAGGCGACGGTCCAGGTAAGGAAACGACAATTTTAATGGACAGAATTATTGAACAGGCCAAAAATATGAGAATTAAATTAAAGAAAATAATTAATAAAAAGGAGCACCAGAAAGAGAATACTGAATGCGGAATATATTGTCTGTACTGTATTAGTGAGTTGGTGAGCGAGAATAAATCACCAGACCATTTTCTAACCAACCGAATAAGCGATAAGCAAATGGAGGATTTAAGATATAAATTCTTTAACAATCCAAAACTCGATACACACAAAGATGACGAACACAAAGAGGACGAACACAAAGAGGACGAACCCAAAGAGGACGAACCCAAAGATGACGAACCCAAAGATGACGAACACAAAGAGGACGAACACAAAGAGGACGAACCCAAAGAGGACGAACACAAAGAGGACGACGACGATTATGAAAAAAATTAAGTTTAAAAGAATAATACATATTATATTATGGCATCGTTTAATGATAATTCAAACAAACACCTCATATGGAATATGCTATTACAAAATGGCACATTTAATAAACTTACGAATGAACAAAAACCACATATTACTAAAAAATTTGATGAAATCGTGAAGGAGATTAGCCTATCAGAACCTCATGAGACTTTAGTAAATAAGAATAAGCAGCTCATATTAAAGGTGACAGAGGAAACAAACACGTTATATAACTCAACACCGAGAGATAAAAAAACGCCTATTACGTCCGCTGAAATAATAAACATGCGACAGGAAGAATTTACGGACACTCTTAAAAGCAAGCAGAGCGAGTTCGACACGTTTATGACCCGCCCGATCCCCAACGATATTGATTTCTCAGATAAGGTGGACCAGCCAATCGGGAATAGCCTAGATACAATGATGTCGCAGGCGATGGCCAATAGAGAGATTGACTTAAACACTAATTTTCCAACACCCAAACCTAAGACCAGACAACAATCCACAAATAACTTTGTAACAAACCTCGTTATTGGGGACCAAATTGATATTTCGTCGGACCCGATAAAGGTAGAATCCCACGAAAATGTTTTAATCGCGTCTATAGTTGAACGGTTGAGTGCCTTAGAAGAAACACAAAAAAATATGATTGAACAGCTAAACACTATATATACTCATATTATTGATAGTAAGGGCACCGAATAAAAACACCACAATATACCAGTATTAAATATTGTCATTAAATATCTCCCGAGCTTTACAAAAGATGTAGGTTTGGATGAGTTCGTGCGGACTGAGTAAGGTGTCAATAAAATCCTCATCAAATTCCGCAACCCAATACCTGTTTACAAATGCGAGAATGTCTGGCATTATCACACAGAAACCGAGACACCCCTTACTATTAAACCATTCATTTGCCAACTTATTACCAACACTATTGGACCTATAAAAGTGTTCAAATAGCAGTTCATCAATTTCGTCCGGTGTATTCTTACTATTGGGTGCTTTTAAATCAGCGATTATTTTTTTGATTTCGTTCTCAAGAAAATAATCATAAACTTTTTCAGATTCGGACGCCATATATTTTACCTCACATAAATTTATCGTCTAATTTAAAATGCTTAATGATATAATAAAATACGATGCTAGCAATGAGCCATACAAACATCGCTTTAATTATTGGCATAGCGATGCCATCTGAATGTTTAAGGTAATACCCCATACACCCACAGCTTATAAATAAAAGGATAAGCGAATATGTGGTGCTCACGGTAAATTGTGATATGAACTTATTTGTCTTTCCACTTTCTTTCATAAAATAAATGGTCGGTATTAACGATATAGGAAATGACCACCATATTGCGCCCAATAATGGGTCCATATAGGTACCGATGTAACTTATACTCGCAGTTATCAACCCACCTAGTAGAAAATTTTGAAAAAGATCATATAGTAACGACGACATATATATATATATATACGGTTATAATTATACCAGCTTTTCAAAAATGAAGGAGCTTTTATTTCCGTCTTTAGTAACCACAAGGTCGCCTACGTGGATGGGAATACCATCATTATAACTGTCCAAATCATACACCATATTGTTCTCGGGATTAATGGCATACGTAATACCATCGCCCGGATTTTTCCACGTCTTTGCCCTCCATTTTTTAGTAGTTTTATTTTGTTCGGCGAGCGTGTCGTTCTCTTCGTCGTCAATTCCAGGAACATAGGCAAATTTATTAGATTCCACCTGTCCAAATGTGAAACACTGTAATTGTTCGGCATCATCCTTACTGGAATGGATGATACAATCGATTGACGCCTCCTTCACCGCCTTTAATAATTTATTTGTAAGTTCCTTTTTCATATTGGATATTTCATATAACGCCTCGTCGCTGGTCAATATATTACTGGGATTAATTCTGCTCTTATCCTTCAATCTTAATTCAACTGCGTCGTCGTTTTCAATCTGTTCTTTGGTGAATTCCATCAGGTATACGAACACTTTCACCGTCTGTAACTCTTTGGGTAAATTCTGGTGGCTACAAATACGCCTGGCTCTGCCAATAACCTGTTGTATACGAACGGGGTGCCAATATGGTTCGGTTACATGGACAAATCTGACGTTTTTAAGAGAAATTCCTTCGGCACCCGACGCAGTAATCATAAGCGTCTTAATTATTTCACCCAACATATTATTTTCAGACATATTTCTAAGCTCCTTAGAGAGTTCCGGGCTTAAGAGTTCCCAGTCCCCATTGAAGACATTGCGGATTATCTCTTTCTCTTCCGAGGTTTCTGTACCAGTATACAGAGCAAATTTAGGCTTGTCCATATCCTCAGGCATTATGTCAATCTTCCACGAGCCCGATACGTTTTTAAGTTTAAATTGGGCAAAGCCATTCGCTTCTAATACGAGCTTGAATATACCAATACCTTCAAGTGTTCTGAACTGCGTATATAGTAAATGTAGACCTTGGAACTTCTCATCCTGTATATTTTCAAGCATATTGAGAAATTTTGGACTATACACTTCTAGGGCCTCAGGTGTGAGATATTTTTCCTTCTCCTCCTTTAATTTGGCGAGCGCCTGGTCTATTCTCTCCTGATACGATGTATTGTCGGTAACGACTCCGTTCAAGTCGTCGTATTCATAGGTTCCCTCTACGTTATTTAGCATCTCTTCTTTTGATACCGCGTCCATTACGTCCTCACTATTATCCTCTTTCAATATCGCCGCTTCCAAATCATTGACATTATCTGGAAGTGGTCTTATTATGTGTGGTCGCGGGAAGACAAAATTACAGAACGCTCGCGAAAATATGCGATATGTGGACGATGAATCTTCGAATAGCCCCGACGACATTTGTTTTTTCTGTTTTTTTGCGTTTTGCGATTCTGTTTTTCTCTCGCTGGCACGCGACTCCTCGTAAATAGTAAATTGGAAGCTGCTCATTGGAATTTTAATGACTTCCAAGTCAACAGTTTCATTGTATCTGGGCATCAGACTCTCCATATCCCTAAAATATGACGTTAGTCCCAAGACACGCCTCTTAAAGAGGTTCATATTCTTAACATCATTCGTGGTTTCGTCAACAAACGCCTTCTTAAATTCTACTAGAGTATCTGGTAACGCCTTGTATGATTCTGATTTTATATCGGTCGGTTTGAGTTTAAAGCCGTTTTTAGCCAATAATCCGGTAATTTTAGCTACGAACTCCTCGTCGGTCAATTCCCCACGCTCTCCAAGATGAACGCCCTTATAATCATCCTTTTGGACTTTGTTTACAAAACCAAATGGATTTCTGGTTATAATTAGCGTTGTAGAAGTCGGTTTATAATCTATATAATCCAACATATTACCACCGTATGTCTTGCTGGTGAATATTTTCTCAAAGAACTTCTTGTCTACGCGTTTGTCGTTTTTAATCGTCAATTTGAACGACCACGACTTAATCTTACCTCGCAGAATATTGAATAAAATCGCAATCTCATTTGGTTTGTTGATAATCGGCGTTCCCGACAGAAGAACCATTTTGGCGTTATGCGCATTCATCAAATACTCATACATTTTACCCGACAGCGTGTCTTCTCTTCCCATTTTATTGACGATTCTACCTATAAAATTATGCGCCTCATCAATCACTACTACGGCATTATCAAATGGGTTAATAGTATAATTATTTGTCATTTTTCGCAAGGATTCATTGCGCAATCCGTTATAGTTTATGAACTTATACTTATTGTCAATCATTTTATTCAGCTGTTTATCGAGACTCGTTTTTTGAGCAGCGCTAAGAGTGTCAAAGTTGGATGGCTTAGTAACGTTCATTAACCAAGCCCCTTTCTCTTTATTAATAAAGTCTACGGATATTGATAGGGCGTGAGATAAAGCATTGATGGTCTCCTTCTTAGTTTCACCCATCTCACTAATAGATATAAATTCCCACCATTGATTTTTTTTATACATGTCGTCACCACATTTTTTTAGCTCCTCTTTGTAATTCATACTTAACGATGCGGGGGTCATTATAATGACTTGGCGACTACTTTTAAGACCTTCGGCGACCGCAATCGACGAACACGTTTTACCTGACCCGAGACCGTGATACAACAACACTCCGCGGTATGGAGTGTATTGAGATATATAATCTCTAACTAGTTGCTGGTGAGACATGAGCTTGAATCCATCGCCGTCAGTTTTATCGCATGACGCGTTCTTCTTATCGCGCGCAATATCTAATTTATATTTGTTGAAAATGCCTGTTACAAAATTTACAAATATTTGTCTATTATTAAGGTAGTAAGAAGACGCCTTTATTTTGTTAACCTGTGGTTTAGGACCAATGCGGTTTCCAATAGTCTCGTTTTGAATTTCAACCAAGGCAAAAGGTCCTGCGTTAGCTATACCCTGAGGTGGCTTTGTTTTTCTCTGGACAATTTTCGGAGCAACTGTCGGGTCATCGGATTTTAATTTAATCTTAATCTTGATTTTTTTTGGTTTTTTTGTGACAGTAACTGATGGAGGATCAGGCACAGCATCTGGCACAGCATCAGCATCAGCATCTGGCACAGCATCAGCATCAGCATCTGGCACAGCATCTGGCACAGCATCAGGCACAGCATCAGGCACAGCATCTGGCACAGCATCAGCATCCGCGTTGGATTTCACTTCAGGAGTTAGTCTATTTCGTTTATCAATGTTTCGCCGTTGACCTTTAATCTTTTTAAGAAACTCCATTCTATCAATGGTGGAATTATTGGTATTATTTATAATCCTGGTGTTAATATTGACATTTATTTTGGTAGTGGGTATATTAATTCCAACACGTTCCTGTGATTTTGGTGTTTTCTTAACCTTTAATTGTTCTAAAAATCCATTTTGCATCTATGAAATTAGAAGACAAAAAAGTTTTACGTTAATCAATAATATCCAACGCTTTCTGACAAGCGATTTGTTCGGCCTTCTTTTTAATCTTATGTGTGGCACTAGAAAGAAATACGAATAACTGCTCGCCACTCTCGGAAATTTCCGTTATTTTATTGAAAGAACCATAGTCTGAAAACTCCTTAGCATCAGCTATATTTACAGTATGAATTTCTTGATTCAAACAAATATACACGCCCATTTCGTAACCACTATCAATATCGTGAGATATTTCAAGATAGTCGGGTGTGGTCTTAAACTCCTTTTGAATTTTAACCTGCAATATATTTTTATAGTTGTCGTCGGTACTGACTAATTTGACAAAATCAACGTGTTTGTCAAATATGCTCTCTACGAATAGCTGCGACATTTGAAATCCGGGACCACAATGAAATATATTCTTGAACCATCCGTCCTCGTCGGCGACATCTATTTTATTGAAATCCAGAAATAATGCGCCGAGAAAAGCCTCGAACAAGCATCCGAGTTTTTTCAAATTAGTTCTGGTTTTTTTCTCTTCTGCATGTCTCGACATAATTAGCCATTTATTTAGCTTCATATCATATGCTAGTCGTCCAATATGTTCGTTCTTAACCAGAGCGATTTTTTTTTCGGTCATAAATCCCTCGTCCGCTTTAGGAAATCGTCGGTATAAATTGTATTTTGTAATAAGCTCCAACACACCATCGCCAATAAATTCAAGACGCTCATTCGACTTGGTTTTGAGCGCCATACAATCTGCCGGTTTATCTACAATAGTAATATTGGCGTCCGCATTTTCGATTACGGGACGTTTGGTATACGATTTGTGTATGAAGGCCCGCTTATAGAGGTCTAGGTTATTCACCTTGGCGGTAACACCATATGTTTTTAGAATAGATTGAACTTCGTTCAATGTAATCTCTCTGTTCTCGGGATTGAATGGGTCAAATACAAGATTACCATTCTCTGTAATAACGTCACCGTCTTGTGTGATACTTTTAATATCTTCCATCGTGCTCATTACATTATTATAGTCATCAACATTTAAACCATTATATAACAAATATAACTCAATACCTTCACCCATAATTAAGTTTCTATAAAGTAATTTAAAAAAAATGGTGTAGTCTAATTAAATGCTAATTAAAATAGATGTTAGAGAGACATCTTTAATTGAAAAATGCGAAAATATGGTATCTAACTATCAAAATATTAAATTACAAATTGAGCAATTACATATAGGTGACGCCATTATATGCGACGACGAAGGTGTAGAGATGATAGTAATAGAGAGAAAGACGCTTAACGACCTGGCATCTAGTATAAAAGACGGGCGTTACAAGGAGCAAGGTTATAGGCTAGACGGGATGCCTCAGCCAAATCACAATATTTATTATTTAGTGGAAGGAACATTACAGACGTATAACCCACATAAATCACGTCTAGAGAGAAAGGCATTATTATCGTCGTTCATTTCAATAACGTACTTTAAAGGTTTTTCAATACACAGAACCGATAACGTCATGGAGTCGGCAGAGTGGATATTGGCATATGCTAATAAAATCCAAAAAGAAAAAGCACAACCTTACTATAACGATACACTTGTGACCGAATCGAAGAAACCAATGGATTATGTGAATGTTGTAACCAAAGTGAAAATGGACAATATTACCAAGGACAATATTGGCGCAATAATGTTGGCGCAAATACCGCGCGTAAGTTCTACAATCGCCGTCGCGATAATGGAGAAACATCACACACTCTATAACCTAATAACTGAACTAAATAAAAACCCTAAAATACTAGAGGACATTAAATTAGAGACGAATGGTAAATTTAGAAAAATATCAAAGACCGCGACGTCAAATATATATAATTTCTTAATACCTGATAGCAATCCTAATATATCCGTAAATACCGAATAGATAATATAACCACATATTATATATGGCGGGTAAGGTAAAAGAAACGCTCAAAAATATATGTATAGTATTTATTGTATCTGTAATGGTATTAATTATAATGAGATCGTTGAATTGGCAATCATCCATTATTAAAAGAATGATAACGATTCGCGAAGGATACAGTATTGGGAGGGGTGGTGATAAAAACGACGATTCTGATGATACGAGTGTTGTCGATGACGATGATGCGGGCGATGACGATGATGACGACGACAATGCTGGGTGGGGTGGTAAAATGAATAATACGAGTCAACTATCAGGTATGCCTACTGGTAATGAAACCTGCGATAGCACTACTGATAATACTACGCGCAGTAAAATCCGAAATATAGTTAAATTAAGAAAAAGTTATGAAAATAGCGGTGGTGATTCGAAGGAGGATATATACACAAAATACTATACTGCGTGGTATGACGCAGATGCGGATGAATGGGAAGATGAGAACGCAGAGAATAAAAATACTGAATTGAATACGATATGTAAATTAATGAACCTTGAAGCGGCCGAAATGAAAATTAGGAGTAGTTAATGAAGAAATATTAAATATGTGCGAAAATTTAAAGACAAGAATGGTTTATTATTGTGAGTATATGTATTCCGGTTTTAACGTAAAGCAGCTAATACTAGAGGTTTATATTGATAGTTTTTTGTTTGTATACAATCATTATACGAAAATTAGAAAGTATCTTAAATTAGAATAAAATGTTATGATAAGATTATCAAATCCTTTTATATAATACATATAGCATTAAGAATACTATGGCTGTCGATATAACTATTACCGAAATGATTTTATTCAATCCGTCACTATGGTCGTAGAATATCACTATTGTATTCTCTTGGTTAATCGCACCCGTCGCGGCGTGAATGGCTGTGTTGGTGATTTCCGAATCTTCGGAATGAATATATACTACCAGTTTTTCTTGATTTCCCTTACAGTAAGGACACCCCTCTACTCTCATTGGATACATTGTTTTATATCTCTCATAGCATACTTTACACACACGATGGTCTTGATTATTACAATATTCTATAAGGTCATCATTTTCCTCACACCACATACAATTCATTATTTATGTATATTAATAATGAAGTGTAATATTAATCAATTTAATTAACCAATTTAATGAATATACTTTGCCGAATTGGTCGTATTATTACTGTTGCTTACAATAACCCGATCGTCATACATATTGTCTAGAGGTGTTTCCAATCCAATATATTGTCCATGAGGGTCATGCGCAGGAAAGCTGTTTCGGTTATAGGGAGGGTCGTCTCTACCCGCGTCCAATAATTTAGTGTCTTCGTGTGGACGAGTATCGCGGAGTCCGCCTTGCATATTTTCTGGACTTGGTCGTGCCTTATAAATGCGCTCGCCCTGAGTATTGTATACTTCTTGTAAATATAGCACTGGACAACGTATACCCTGACCTCTTTGCCATTTCATAAATTGGACATATTCGTCCAGATTATTGAACTTTAAAGGATTTACGCCAGGAACATCTGCCAATTTTGAATTACTTAAATAAAGCGTGGTGCCGCGTTGTATTAAAACATTAGGACATCGGATATTCTGAGGTTCTGTATATCCTTCTACTGTTGGTTTATTAATAACGAAATATAATCCTAGACTGAATAGGAGAATTATAAAGGTTACTTTAAGAATATACATTATATATAATTATATAGATATTTAATATAATGAGGTTCATTAGTATTCTTAAAGATGGTCATAAATTTGACGAATTAATTAAGAGTGGTCCTGCGTTCGTTAAATTTTTTCACCCTTCTTGCGGACATTGTAAAGATATGGCGCCTCATTGGGATTCGCTCAAAGATAAATTAAAGGAGCATCATCACCGTAATGTTAATGTAGTTGAGGTTCACGCAGACACGCTTCCGGATATTAAAAGCGATTGTGCTAAAAACATACCAGGATATCCGACGATTATGGAGGTATTACAGCACGGGAAGGCTGGAAGGGAGCACAAAGGCGAACGTCACGTAGATGCGCTCCACGATTTCTTCTTAAAAACTTTTAAAGATAGCGAAGGGAATATGTCTGGTGGTGGGAAAAAACGCAAGCGCAAGTCAACGGGCAAGCGCAAGCGCAAGTCAACGGGCAAGCGCAAGCGCAAGTCAACGGGCAAGCGCAAGCGCAAGTCAACGGGCAAGCGCACTAATAAACGACGCCATTAGCTCATTAAGGCATAAACATATAGCCACCTGCGGTCATGAGTGCTAGCCCAATAGCCTTATATAATGTAAATTGTTGGGCAGCAAGAATATATACCGCACCACCCGAGACAGCCATCGATATCATGAATCCCGATAGTTTCATTGTTTCTACCGCGTGGTATTGTAAGAGCATCGATGCGAATACTCGCACACTCGTTCCAAATAGGCCCAGACCGGCAAGACCAAACCACTCAGTGTTTGTTAAGTTTCTCAACTCGGAAATAACGCTATTCTTTCCATTGCTCGTAAAAATAACAAGTAACGATATGAATATAAAACTAGTGGTAAGATCGAATAAGACAAGAGCCTTGGGCGATATTTTTTTGACGATGTGTTTTGCGTATGCCGAAGTAGCCCATCCAATAATGGCAACAACAACATAGAAGATGTATACTGCGTTTTTATTTTTCAACACGCTCATTTATATGATAGGTATATATAATAGTTTATATAAGTTTATACAATAGCACCCATTATTGTATAAATTCTAAAATTGAATTAGATATAATCATATTATTATAAGGTAATATAATGAGCGTTTCATATAGACTTTTGAGTTTCGCGACGTCTGACAACGAGAAACCAGAAGACGATAGCGATAGTGCCAGTGGTAGCGAAGATGACAATAGTTGTGGCTCTGATTATGAAGAACCTGAAAAACGACAAAAAAAGGATAATAAGGAGTTTCTTGTCCAGATGTTTGGTATCAACGAGAAGGGTGAGACTGCCTCTATATTCGTAACAGGATACACACCGTTCTTTTATGTTAAGGTTCCTCCGCATTGGAAATCTAACGATAAACACGTCTTCCTGGACCAGCTGAGAAATGACATGGGTGACTGGTATAAGGATAGCATATTCAGTTCTAAATATGTAAATAAGAAAAAATTATACGGATTTGATGGCGGCATCACTCACAAGTTTCTACTAATTCAGTTTAATAATGAGGCAGCAATGAAAAAGGCAAAAAATCAATGGTATAAGTGGTGTAAACGTCATTCTAGAGACGACGATACCGATGAAAAGGGTGATAGTGTCCGCAAATTGTATAGCTATCAGGGGACTGATATCTACGAGGCGAATATTCCACCCATGTTGCGAATGTTTCATATTCGCAAAATGAGCCCTTCGGGGTGGATTGAATTACCTGCGGCGAAAACGGTGGTTCATAAATTTCACACTACGTCGTGTAAATATGAGTACACCATCAATTATCGTTCTGTGAAACCACTTCCCAATAAAGAAGCACGCGTTCCATATAAAATAGCGAGCTTTGATATTGAGGCTTCTAGTAGTCACGGTGATTTCCCTCTTGCCAAAAAGGACTACAAGAAATTGGCGACGAATATCATCGATAAATGGGACAACGAAACCGACAACGAGGACACACTTCGGTCTATGATACTGACCGCTTTTAAAATACCCGGATATGGCGAGGACGACATTGAGATTGTTTATCCCAAAACGCACATCAACGAATCACAGGTAAATAGTTCATTCAACAATTGGATCACGATAAATCTGGACAATATAGACATAAGCGGGTTTGATGAAGGCGAGGGCGAGCCGACTGAAGAGCGCGAATGCGATAATGAGGGTTTTGTCACTGTCACCAACGAAGATGCCCATGCTTTTACGTTTAAGAAAAAAAAGACAGTTATTGTTAAACGAGGGACGGTTATAAACTGGTTAAATGACACCAGTATTAAACGCGATATTAAACTGGCCAAATTGACAAAATCGTTTGATTCGGATTATTCAACATTTCCACCACTGAAAGGCGACGAGGTAACATTTATTGGAACCACGTTTCTCCGTTATGGCGAAGAAGAGCCATATCTGAACCATTGTATTGCGAAGGACACCTGCGACAAACTTCCACAAGTTAAAAATTCGCTCATTGAGAGCTACGCTACCGAGAAGGAGGTTATGCTTGCGTGGAGCAAGCTGATTCGCGAGGAGGACCCTGATATTATCATAGGATATAATATATTTGGGTTTGACTATAGCTTTATGTACGAGCGCGCGAAGGAACTGGATTGTGTGGAAAAATTCATGCTACTATCAAGAAACAAAGGCGAATCGTGTTTGTCTTCCAAGTGGGAGGACCGAAAAGAGGTCAAGGGGCTAGAAAAAAATTCCATATTCATTGCGAGCGGACAACACGATATTGAATATATTAAAATGCCCGGCAGACTACAGGTAGATATGTATAATTTCTTCAGAAGGGAGTATCAACTTATTAAATATAAATTGGACTATGTCTCGGGGTATTTTATCGGAGACAAAGTAACAAAGATAGAGCATTCGGAAAACTCCACCAAAATTTTCAGCAAAAATCTCACCGGATTAGAGAATAGCACGTTTGTGAGCTTCGACGAAGAGGCGCATAGCGTTGATCAATACAAGGACGGTGCGAAATTTGAGGTATATGATATTGATGCGGAGGCGGGGACGTTCCACATTAAGGGCATCGAAAGCCCCGATATGACGAAGAAGGTGCGGTGGGGTCTGGCGAAGGACGACGTAACACCCCAGGACATTTTCAGAATGACAAACGAGGGACCAAAGGAGCGGTCGCTTATTGCGAAATATTGTATTCAGGATTGTAACTTAGTGCATCATCTGATGAATAAAATAGACGTGATTACTGGTTTTGTAGAGATGTCCAGTTTATGTAGTGTTCCGCTGGACTTCCTTGTTATGCGCGGACAGGGAATCAAATTGACGAGTTACATTGCCAAAAAATGTCGTGAGAAAAACACGCTTATGCCCGTAATTGAGAAATCAAATGATAATGGTGGGTATGAGGGCGCAATCGTTCTTGACCCAAAATGCGATTTGTATCTGAACGATCCGGTTGCGTGTGTTGATTATAGTTCTCTATATCCATCGTCGATGATTAGCGAGAATATATCCCACGATAGTAAGGTGTGGACGAAGGAATATGACATGCTCGACACACTTATAAAGGAAACAGGCGAAAGGAATGCGAGCGGGGATTTCATATATGATAATTTAGAGAACTATGAATATGTAGACATCACATACGATACATATCAATGGCGGCGCAAAAATGGAAATGAGAAGGCCGCGATGGAAAAGGTAAAAGTCGGGTATAAAACTTGTAGGTATGCGCAGTATCCAGATGGTAAGGCGGTAATGCCCGCCATTTTAGAAGAACTTCTACATGCGAGAAAGACAACACGCAAACTCATTAAAAAAGAAAATGATGAGTTTATGAAAAATGTTCTGGACAAAAGACAGCTCAGTATTAAACTGACGGCTAATTCTCTTTACGGACAAACAGGTGCGAAAACGAGCACATTCTATGAGAGGGATTGTGCTGCTTCTACGACCGCGACCGGACGCAAACTCCTTGTTTACGCACAACGCGTTATTGAAGAGGCATATAATAATATTGTAGTTGATACAAAAGACCACGGAAAAGTGAAGACGTATGCCGAATATGTTTATGGAGATACAGATTCGGTATTCTTTAAATTCAACTTGCGCGAGTTGGACGAAACGCCTATTATAGGAAAGAAGGCTCTGGAGATTACCATTGAGCTGGCGAAACAAGCCGGTGAGTTGGCGAGCAAGTTTCTTAAGAACCCACACGACCTAGAGTATGAGAAAACGTTCTTGCCGTTTTGCTTGCTCTCCAAGAAGCGTTATGTTGGAATGCTCTATGAAGACGACCCCGAAAAGTGTACACGCAAATCAATGGGTATCGTTCTCAAGCGTCGCGACAATGCTCCTATCGTAAAGGACGTATATGGTGGTATTATTGATATCTTGATGAAGGAACAGGACATCACTGCTGCTGCGAAATTTCTAGACGATTGTCTAACTGATATTGTAGATGAAAAATATGGGATGGAGAAGTTGATTATTACCAAATCGCTGAGAAGTGGCTATAAAAATCCAAAACAAATCGCACACAAGGTGTTGGCCGACCGAATTGGAAAGCGTGATCCAGGAAACAAGCCAAGCAACGGTGACCGCGTTGCGTTTGTTTACATAGAAAATCCTGATAAAAAGGCGCTACAAGGGGATAGAATTGAGACGCCGGAGTTTATCGCGGAGAATGATATAAAAATCAACTATTCGTTTTATATTACGAACCAGCTAATGAAACCGATTCAGCAGGTATTTGCTCTAGTATTAGAAAAACTACCGGATTTTCGGAAAGCCAAAGGCAAAACGGATTTGCGAAAATGGAAGAATCAATTAAGAAAACTTCGCGAAGAATACCCCGACGATATTAACTATAATAAAAAACTAGATGTCCTTAGAGGAAAAGAAGTAAAGGCGGTTCTGTTCGACAAATATCTTGTTAAAATTAAGAACAAACAGATGGGAAACCAGAGTATTGGGTCTTATTTCAAGGTTGTCTAACCAATATTTAGAGAGGGGTCATATGAGGTTCGATGTGTCATATNATTTGGTTGAGTGCTATTGTTTTCTATTGGTGCGTATAATGAGTATTCCAACGATATGTTGCTAGGAGTGTCGCTAATATTACTAAGAATATCGTTGGCAATCTGTTCGGCAATATTTGTTAGCTCTNTATTATCACCGTCTCTATTCGCATCGTCGACTACATTAGCTGATATTGTCGTATCGTTGTTAACGGCATCTACGCGCGAATAGCTGCGAACGTCATAGCGACACATTGGACATACCGAATTATGTTCAAACCATTCATATAAATTGTTGCGATTGAATGTGTGTCCACATTGAATAATTTGGGTTACATTATCGCTTGGTTCAAACGCGTCGCGCGTTATAGGACATGTAGTGTTTTGTGGGGACTCGATATTTTCAAAGGTATTGGAATTGGTGGCCGTATTGATTTCGAGAGCGGTTGGAATATTGGCACGACGGTTTCTACTAATTCCGCGTGTAGGAGTAAATAAATTATTGAATCGTAAATGGGTATTTTCGGCGGATGGTGTTGTTACGCGCGGTCCGTTGGTTGACGTTTGTCTTCTATTACCATTACTCCTCTGTGGTTGTGGTCTATTAATAGGTTGTGTTATGTAGGTCGTATTATTTGAACCTGGGGTATTTAAACCTGGGGTATTTGAACCTGCGGTATTTGAACCTGGGGTATTTAAACCTGCGGTATTTGAACCTGGGGTATTTGAACCTGGGGTATTTAAACCTGGGGTATTTAAACCTGCGGTATTTAAACCTGCGGTATTTGCTGTATCGTTATATATAAAATAACTGTATGGATTTTCACGGTTCACGTTGTTGCGCTCCGTTACGTAAATAGCCCTTATATTTCTCTCCTGATGGCTCATTAGGTTAATCATATTATTCATTAGACGTCTGCTAACAATAACATCATCTAAATAACTATTTTGCATATGTAATACTATTATATAAATATGTTTAAATAAATGTTTAGAATAACCTATAACATAATGGCAAATGATTTTGATGAATATAAAGATAAGGGATTAACTGGATTGGCGAATGTTGGTAATACGTGCTATCTTAATTCTTGTATGCAGGTGCTATCGCACACATATGAGCTTAACGATTTCTTAAACGAAAAGAGCTATAAGAATAAGATTAATCGCAAACCAGAGTCGGTTCTCTTGGTTGAATGGGACAAATTGCGCGAGATGATGTGGAGTACAAATTGTACCATCGCACCACATGGGTTTGTTCAGTCTGTTCAACAAGTGGCAATTCTTAAGAACCGAGATATTTTCTCGGGATACAATCAGAATGATATTCAGGAGTTTCTAATTTTCATTATCGATTGTTTCCACGGCGCATTATCGCGGGAGGTTGATATGCAGATAACTGGAGATGTTAAAAACAACACGGATAAGATGGCGAAGTTGTGCTACGAGATGATGGATAATATGTATACGAAAGAGTATTCCGAGATGCTTGACATATTTTACGGCATACATATTTCAAGAATTAGCTCGTTGGATGGTGAGATTCTGTCGGACAGACCCGAACCGTTCTCAATCCTAAGCTTACCAATGCCAGATAAAAATACGCTCTCGTTATTTGACTGTATGGACGAATATTGTAAACAGGAGGATCTATTCGGCGAGGACGCGTGGATGAACGATAAAACGAATGAGAAGGAGGACGTGCGACGCGGAATTATATTCTGGAGCTTACCAGAAGTATTGATAGTCGATTTAAAGCGATGGAACGAGCGAGGAGATAAAAATAACAAAATGGTAGATGTTCCACATTCAAGTGTAGACTTAACTAAATATGTACACGGTTACAACAAGGAAAGTTATGTATATGATTTGTTTGGTGTTTGTAACCATTCTGGTGTCTCTGCTGGTGGACATTATCATGCGATTATTCGTAACGCAAATGGTAAATGGTATAGCTTCAATGATACGCAGGTTAATGAAGTTCCTGAAACGGAAATCATAAGCTCCTCTACATATTGCTTTTTCTATCGCAAAAAAAAATAGTTAAGTAAATATATATGGCTACAAATAATGAGGTGGATATTCCAGACACAGTTAGTAATGAGGCAGATGAGGTTAATGACGCAGAAGTGATTGATACTACACCGCAAGAGATAGTGCCAGAACCCGATAAAGGTTTTGGTGAATATCTACTAACATTAATTAAAAATAACGCGTTCGTGGTAATTTTAATAATAGTGTTATTAGCATACATATTCTTGTTTTCATCTTTAGGAAACAGAAACAGAGCTTACGCATCATCTTCATTCATGTCTAATGGAGCGATGAATGTCGGTGCTAATCCTATGAATTCCCTTGCTGGGGCTAATCCTATGAATTCCCTTGCTGGGGCTAATCCTATGAATTCCCTTACGGGTGCGGTAAAATCCGCTACATCTAGTGGTGCTAGTAATGCTTCCAGTGGAGGTAATGACAAATCGGGTAAATACGTATTGGAGTTGTTTTTATGGTCAATTTTTGTCGTGTTAATTATGTTAAATGGTGTACTGTATATCTTTAACGTCGACGTGGTAACCAGCATTACAAATCTATTAGGTAATGTTCCGCAGGTGGAGGTCATTGTTGATACGGAAGGAGTTAAGAAATTACAGAAGGTAAAGACAAAAGAAGTATATCACATACCAGGGAACCATTATGATTACGAAACGGCAAAAGCAATATGTAAGGCGCGCGATTCGAAATTGGCCAGCTATAGCGAAATGAGCAGGGCATTTGACAAAGGCGCAGACTGGTGTGGGTATGGTTGGTCGGAAGGTCAAATGGCACTGTTTCCCACCCAGATGGAAAAATGGGAGAAGCTCCAAAAAATAGATGGACACGAGAACGACTGTGGACGTCCTGGCATCAACGGTGGCTACATTGATAATCCCGACGTTCGCTATGGTGTAAACTGCTACGGCGACAAGTCTAACATTACCGCGGAGGAAGCGCTCCTCATGTCGGAATCAACGCTTTACCCTAAAACACAGAAGGAGTTGGATTTTGATAAAAAGGTCGATTATTGGAAGACGAAGATTCCGGACATTTTACTTGCGCCATTTAACCATAACAATTGGAGTATTTTATAAACAAATAATTATATTAGATATATTCAAATATAATTAACGCCGTTTATTAGTTCTGTTCTTGGTTCCTTTTTTTCGGTTGATTTTTAATTGTCTTTTTGTTTGTGTTTTCGTTTGTTTTTTCGTATTTATCTGGGCTAAATTAAATAGTTTGTCGTAGATTGTGTCCTCTATTATACTTGTGGTTTTTTCACTGTATCGTGGAGTTAGCTTATCTTGAATGAATAATAGTCCAGCGGGCACTGCTAGGTCGTCAAAGAGTGAACTTACTTTATTTAGGGTTTTTTTCCCCGCGTTCATTGTTACAATTGCCGGGTTGTTAGAATTTAATAGAATATTATTTACCTTGAATCCGCCACATATGGTTTCATCTGCCGAATTCTTGGTAATAATTAAATCATCTAAAGAAAAAGACATATATAATAAGGGTCTAATATTTACTTTTGATAAGAACGTTTAATCTCGCTTGATATCTTAACATCCCTCGAATTCTTAATCACGTCCATAATAGCGTTCACGTCGTCTTCTTCGGGGATACATTTCTCCAAACAACTTTTGATGTATGTAAGGGTTAGACCGGTACTCTGGCGCGAGGTTCCAAACTTGAGCGACCCATTATTAATATTTATGGTTGTGCTATTTAAATTTTCGCTCTCAACATAATCCAATATTGTATCGCTGATTTCACTCCTTTGTGTTTTCATAGTTTTCAGTGTATCGGTCACGTTCTTAATCTCGTTGTCCATAGTGACCCACCGCTTGATATTTTCTTGAAACTCATCCATTATATGATAGACCTAATAAATTATATTTATGCTCGTTTCGCATATTGTATTACATAATAAGACAATATGTGCTATATATGATTATTAGAATTTAACCTTCATAGACTTACGCACGCTCTTTAGTCCGTTTGTAAGCCCCTTTTTATTATTACGCGTTTTATTCTGGAAGAATTGCTGAAGAGTAAGAAGTCCAAACGGTAGAAGCGCGTTTGTAACCATACTCCCGCCCTTCATTGTCCGCTTCTTACCGCGACGCGACTTGCGGGCCTTTCTTTTGCCGGTTTTATTGCGCCGTCTCTTGCCGCCGCCCATGATAGCTAATAAATCACCTCCTTTCATTATATTATACTAAAAGAAAAAATCATATTGATTGGAAAGGGGTCTTGTTCCTAATAAGGAGAATAAATATTCCTAAATGTAACAGGAAACTGATGATAACAAATATAAGAGATAGATAAATATAGGGGTATATCTCTATAAGGATTACCTCAATAAGAGGGGTCATTAAATTTTTGAGCTCATTTTTAACGTCGTCCCTCCGTATTATTTCTAAACATTGGTCGATTAGTGTGTTTTTCATATTAATATTAATATTAGTATCTATATATTTATGTCGAGTTTAATGCGTCTTAATAGTATCTATATTATATATTAAATTTTTAATGGACCTATATAAACCAAACAAAGAGTTCGACTTTGATTTATTATCTTTAGAAAGTCCGCAATCAATTCAGGGAGGGACACACTTTACCAAGATAAATATGGACAACGACAAACCCCTCTATATTCAGATGCCTAAATGTCTGACAAAACAAGGTTTGGTTAAAACAAAAAGAGGTATGTATTCAGACCTTCTATATAACAAGAATAATAGCGAACCACTTATTGATTGGTTGTTGGCGCTCGAAAAGCATTGTCAGTCTAAAATAAACGAGAGGAAAGAATTGTGGTTTGTAAGTGACATGAGCGAAGATGACATTGAATCTATGATGTCGCCCGTATATCGTCTGTATAACTCGGGTAAAAATCTTCTGATCCGAACTATGATAGATGTAGACAGAACAACCGACACAGGTAAGTGTATGGTATATGATGAAAAAGAGGTAATTTTAGATAATTCGGCACTTGACGACAGTAATATAATTCCGCTCATTCTTATTGAAGGTATTAAGTTCACGTCCAAAAGTTTTGATATAGAAATAAAGCTGGTTCAAGCGATGGTGTTAAATAAGGAGCCAGAGGTAATGCAGACGTGTTTAATTAAGAGGGATATTGGAGGTAGCAGTAAAATAGTAGCACCATCAGCACCATCAGCACCATCAGCACCACCGCCCCCATCAGCACCAACGACAACACCGGCACCCACAGCACCAACGACAACACCGGCACCAGCACCAGCACCAGCACCATCAGCACCATCAGCACCATCAGCACCATCAGCACCATCAGCACCATCAGCACCATCAACACCGTCAACACCATCAGCACCACCGTCACCACCGTCAACACCGCCCCCATCAGCATCGCCAGCTAGAGAGGAACCAAATAATGGAATATTAGACTTTGATTATGTCAAAGAAGAACAGGATTATTTAGACAAAATAAATAATGATTTAGAAGAAATAACCATTGAACCTGACGATATCGGTTCTGTATCGATTAAACAGCCCAATGAAATATACGCAGAAATATATAGGGCAGCGCGCGCAAAGGCTAAGCGAATGCGGAAGGTTGCGATTGAGGCATTTTTAGAGGCCAAAAAAATTAAAACTCAACATTTACTGGATGATGTTGATTCTTCAGACGACGAAGAATATTCAACAGACGAAGAATTAAACTCTTTTTAGCAAAAAGTGTGCGAATTTATAAAAATTTTATATTTTTTTATTTTTTAATTTATATAATGAAGTTGTTAAAAAATCTGAAGAAATTCATCAAGGCAAACCACCTAATTGCTATTTTAGGATTATTTGTTCTAATTGTTGCCATTAGCCAATTCTCGAAGCGCAAATCGAATGTAACCGATAATATGCACGGTGGTTCGTCTCCACAAAAGCTACAGGTCGGGAGTGTTCCAGAGGGTGCTTCTGGTGGCGGTGAGGATACATACGCCACCGTTCAGCCGAGCGCCCCGCCAGCCGTGGGTGCGGGTGGCGGAATGGATACTCCTTCCCCCAACGAGCTGCTTCCTAACTCGGCACCGCACGCCGAGGCTGGTGACATGAACAACAACAACCTCCTCAGCGCAGGACACCACATTGGTATTGACACTGTCGGTGGTTCCAGAGGCAACGCGAATTTACAGCTCCGCGCCGACCCGGTGATTCAAAAGGTGGATGTTGGTCCGTGGGGACAGAGCACCCACGAGCAGGATACCATTGGTCTCAAAATTGCCTAGATTTCCTGTATTTGTTTGTTAAAATGTTGATTAAGTATATATGAAAATCAACATTTTAGGTTATATATTAATCGCTTTTGTCCTGATAATAGCATACCGCATATTTCAGGAATCTGAATATTTAAATCTTAAATGTATTATTTCGGAGGTTGATGGTAAACGGTATTGCGTTCGCGAGCGCAGCAAACTAACACTCGCTGCGGATTTATTGGCAACTATTAACCTTAAAATGAATGAATTGGTTAAATATGTAGGAGAAAAATACCCAGACCGAGAGAATGTTAAACGCCTAGTAAAGGGATATAATCCAAAAAAAATAAGCGAGACATTACCAACGAGCGAATACACAGCGTATAGTGAAAATAAGGGTGAGAAGATCGCGTTCTGTTTAAATACGGAGAAGAAGAAGGGAAGTCGTATGATTGACGAGAATACTCTGATGTTCGTTGCGCTCCACGAATTGTCACACGTCGCCACCAAGAGTATTGGACATACGGAAGAATTCTGGAACAACTTTAAATTCCTATTGAAAGAGGCAGATAAAATCAAGATATACAAACCAGAAGACTACAAGAAAAATAGCAAACGTTATTGTGGAACGAGTATTGTAGACAATCCGTATTTTGATTTATGATTTAGTAATCGTAAATAATTGAAATGATATATAGATATTATAATTAGAAATATCTATATAAAATGAATCAGACTATTAAAAATTGTCACCCAATTCTCTTGGCATCTGAACTATATGCGGACCTTCTCAACAGTACAAGCATGACAAATCATATGATAAAACTGTTGAAGAATGTGGATGGTATAACCGTAGTTCCGTATTGTTATTTTCACGACGACCGTATGGATTATGAGATTAAAGTGGGTAAAAGCTATACTAACGAAATTACCAGCGATGATTATGCCGTAACCGATGTTGACCTGAGTGACATTGGTGATATTGTTTCATATGTCGTCCCACTATTTAAAAGTAAAATTCCTAGACGCCAGACAGGAAACAAGGTGTGTGGGCTAATTGGTGTTCCGATTCCCAACGACGATGACCCTGGTGCGAATCAGGACCATTATGTCTCATACGTCTATTATAACGAAACACTAATGTATTTCGACTCTGCTATTGACGGCGAGTATAAAAGTAACGAAACATATAACATTTTGATTGCTGCGTTCAATCCCAAAAAAATAGTGGTAAACAAGAAAACATTCGAAACGGCATGTGGACTATCCGAATCGCAACACAACTACGTAGCGCAAAACATATTTTGTCACACGTGGTCGCTATGGTTTCTATATCACACGCTAGTAAATGATAAAAATATGGCATCAATAAATCGAATGGCGCCCAAGACAACGGGCGACGAGTATGATCGCGATACGCTAATTAAAATTAAACAGTTTGTCTATAACACGCTGCTTGATAAGATTGAACTAACATACATTAAAACTAACCTGTCATTATTCGACAGCTTCAGATTTATTATTATTAATAATAGGCCTTCGGAATACATGGAAATTATTAAATCACGCTGATATTCCCATATTCAATTATTTTTTCACGACACTCCATATTTGAACTTCAAAATCCTGTGTAGTTCTCATAGGAACAATATTGGTAATTTTCCAAACACTATTATCAAGTGTAGGAAAGAAAGTGTCGCATTCATATTTATTATTGATAAAGGTAATGACAGCCTCGGTTGATAGATTTTTCTCAATAAACTGTTTGTATATTGTTTCGCCACCAATTATCCATATATCGTCGTAATTATTATTATCACAAAATTCGGTTATATCAGCGATAGTTTCAAATGATACAATGTTGTCGTTTTCTCTCGCTTCGTCTATGGATAACGATGTTGAGATTATAAGATTGTCTCTATCTTTCAGGTGTTTTCCATTGAAACTCTCCCACGTATTTTTACCCATAATAACAGCGTTGTTTCCATTACCCTTGGTAAGTTTAGAGAAGAATTGCATGTCCTCCTTTATTTTCCAAGGCAGTGTCCCATCTTTCCCAATTCCACGATTTTGACACATTCCGGCTATTATTTTGTATTTCATAATATAAAATAATGTAGTATATTTTTATATATATATGTCACAAATATATAAAGTAGCACATCTTAAAAACAATGAAATAGAAACTTTATATGTATTTTATGGTAGCAAAATAGAGGGAGTTGAATACGATTCGGAAAATCTAAAAGAGCGTTTTGAGAGAGAAAAAAAGGATATACCGTTCACCTATGTATTTAATGAGGAACTATTGAATGAAATAACAAACAATGATATAAATGTCGTCTTCGTTGATATGAAAATTCATTTAGATGATACTATTGAGAATATAAAAACTAAAATACTCTATGCTACAGGTGGAAACACCTTTTCTTTTGTTGAGATGTATCTATTTGTTAAACTGAGTATTCAATATTATCCCGAAAAGATATATGAGAATTTAACACAGAATGGGTCAATGGATTTACTAAAGCTTCATATGGAACAGTTTTTACATAATATCAACAGACCAGAACTAATAGATACAATCGGTATCAAGGAGACATATGACTATGATGATATCATAAATCTTAAATTAACTGATGAAAAATATACTACAAATAAATCCATAGATCAAAAAATCGTAGTAAAGGACACAAATTATCCGTATTTTGTGAATCCATATGATATTACTGAGGTGGGGCGGTTATTAGACGATAGTCAGGAAAATATGACCACTACGACTAACAATCATATTTTAATGAACTTTGGTAAATTTGAGAACGACATTATCTATATGTGTACGACCGAAGACGTTATTGATTATACTAATGCCAAAAAAAATTTATCAGAGGAAAGCTGTATTAAGATATACTACCCAAAATTATACGATAAGAACATTACTTCAATAAAAAATCTTGAAACGAATAAAGAATCGCTTCTATTCGCAAGTAAAAATATGATTTCGGATAGATTTATGGTAACCGAATATAATATCAATCTCATAAACGATATTCATACATCCAAAGAATCAGCTATGACAAAATACGATAAAAAGGGGGTCACCTCTCTAGATTTCATTATACATCCATTCACTCCATTTAATTTACCATTGGATGTCGTGTTTAAATTGATTAATACTACCGAGGATGTCGCGCTTACAAAATACAATCCAGGAAAGTCACAGGAGAAGATGTATCGTCTTCATACTGCGTATACCGCCACAAACGGGAAAAAAATACCCACCTTATCAAAACAAGAAATATTCAAAAATATGAAAGAAATAGGAAAGTCTAAATCGGTGAGTGTTCATGCAAAATATGAATATAATGGCGAATACCGAACGCTTATATGCCAGTTTATTTCAAATGGCGATATTAATATTAAAATAGACGGATTCATTGATGTTGTAGATATAGACACAGCTATCAAAGGACCAATAAATAATATTATTGATAAGGTTAAGGGCTACATTTCACAGGGCGGCTATAATATGAACAATTTCAACTCTATAGAGGACACAAATATTGAGGTAAACAATATTGACTATCATTTGGAGTTGTCCGTTACTAGGAGATTAGATGTTGAATCTCTTAATAAGTGTATATCTGGTGTATTTATTGTGTCAAATTTCAATATTTCAAAAGGAATCGAGATGAGATATAAGCGCGTTGACAATTACACTGAGATGTTGGCCGAAGAAGCCCTAGTTATTGATTTACATAATAAAGGGTTAAATCACGATATTATCATTGAAAATCTAATTTCTAATTTCAACATGACGAAAAAAGAGGCGGATTCGAGATTCATCGACATTTATCAAACTCTTGTCTTTCAACAAAATGATATCGACAATACCAAGTTAAAAATTAAAATTAGTCCTGGATTAAAGACCATGATAACAAAGGATAAGGCTAGTAATATATCTATAGACGTTTATGGAATTAATAATTATAATTATTTGGAAACATTAGAAATATATCTTGATGCGTTTATTAAAATAACACAAGATCCTGATTTAATTAGGGGTTGTAAGAATATTGAAAATACAAGTGACACTGATATAAAAAAACTTGATACGACAAAAGATTTAATTAGCCCGTCCGAACAAATAGACAAAAAAATAGATATTTATAATGGTGCGATTCGATTGGCGGAAGATGTAGAGTACGATGAGGATTTATTTGACAATGAAAGCGAGGAAGAGAGCGACAGTGAGAGCGACAGTGAGAGCGAAGGCGTGCCACTCACGGACACATATGGAGGTGCTGATACGGGATATGATATGGACCTTGAAAATCTCAAACTTCGCGATTATTTTTCGGAAAGAATGAAAACGCGCGACAAGAATCTTTTCATGGTGAAGGGTGAGGGAAATATTAATTCATATTCAAGGTCGTGTCCATCACACGAGCGCAGACAACCAGTAATATTAACCGACGCCGAAAAAACGAAGATAGACCGGGAACAACCAGGGTCATATGGTGAGGCGATTGAATATGGAAGTAGTCCCGCGAATAAGCATTGGTATATTTGTCCTAGATATTGGAATTTAAAACACAACGTAAGTCTTACTGAAGAGAGTATTGGTACGGGTAAATATGGAGCTATAATCCCATTAAAGGCAAAAAAGGTCTCTAATGGTGAGGAAATATTTGAATTTAAATCGGCCAAACAACTTGATCCGGCTACGAAGGAATATAAACAACAGTATCCCGGCTTCTTAAAGAAGCAGAATGGGATTTGCGCCCCCTGCTGTTTCGGTGGACCAGAAATAAGCAAGGCGCAGAAAACTCGCAGAAAAATGTGTATGACAAATAATGACGAGAATACTGTTAAAAAAACAAAAAAGAAAGGGAAAATAAAGTTAAACGCGTCCAGTAAGAAAGAGGACGCCACTATGCCTGGGACAGACGCCACTATGCCTGGGACAGACGCCACTATGCCTGGGACAGACGCCACTATGCCGGGGACAGACGCCACTATGCCTGGGACAGACGCCACTATGCCTGGGACAGACGACACTA